ACACGTGAGGGTGCTATCATAAAGCAAAGCCCATTAGTTGGACAGATTACTGGTGTACGGAAAGAGGCACGTAGAAGCACAATTGAAACAGAATTGATTGATTTGGGCTACGAGAATTATAATGTCCTGCCAAGTACAGGCGACAAGATGGCTGACAACTATACAAAGAAGCATCTTGGTAAACTTGTAGAGAATCAACTTGCTCAAGAAATAGACAGTGATTATTATCGTGGCAGAACTAGGACTGAACGCAAAGCTATAATGAAGAATAAGCTGCAGCGTTACAGAAAACTAGCCAAGCTGATGGGCAAGGCAGAAGCTGCACGTGCCGGAGATAAGGGCTACACACCTTTCGATAGAGCAGAGTGGGCCAAGACATCTAAAATACAAAGAGAGTTGGCTGACCAGTATTATATTGAGAGATACGGAAAGTCCGTTATGGAGATGCAAGACGAAGAGCCGGATGTAAATCATCTTAAAATAGGAAAGATAGTAGGAAGGGCTTTATCAAAAGGACTTAGATGAACAAAAAAAGGGGGCAATTAAGCCCCCTCTCTTTTTGTGTTACTTACTAGCGGTTGTCACCGCTGCCAGATAGCGTACCACGCTTCTTGCGGTCAGCCAGTTTCTGTAAGTTGTTCTCCATGATATGACCAAGGTCCATCTCCATTTCTTTAGCTAGTACGGCACAGTACCATAGCACATCCCCTATCTCGTAACCAATCTCAATACGCTTGGCAAGGTACTCATCCTGTGATGCGCCGTCACGAATAAACTTCTTTACCTTGTTAGCAATCTCACCTGCCTCTCCCGTAAGGCCAAGAGTAAGATACTCCATAGCTTTGTTCTTGGGGAAGATAGCAGTCTCACATGCTTTCTCTTGGTATAGTGTTGCTGAAATGCTACTCACACGCTTCTCCTTCATCCACTGTTTAGCTTCGTTTTCTAGGTCCATTTAGTTTCTCCAAGTTCTTAAAGTAAGCGGTATTCCAACCACGCTGCCACTCACGATGTGCAGTATGTGTATACTTGCCATTGGGCTTCAGTGGGTTGGCCATCTGATGATAGCAAACCCCGTGTTGTTTATTTTTCCTCTCATCTACTTGACTGAAGGCTTCGTAGCCAGCAACGAAATGTTTATCCAGCTTGCTGTTCATTGTCCTTTTTCTCCTTGAAGGCTTTGATTACATCGGAAGAGAACAGCTTCTGTAGGTTTAGAAGATACATACGTGCTGCCTTGTTATCGCCGCCTGATACACTCTTCTTGTAATCTAAGTTGTCGATGATACGCTTGAGACTGTTGGTATCAAACACAAGTGTAGCAAACACTTCATCATCAATACACAGGTTATGAAACCAGTAGTCTGACTCTGTGGCAGCGATACCACTAGGCTTGCCATAGCACTCATACTCAATGGCAATATTACCTGTACGCATCCACATGCCACGCTCTGACTTGACTTCAATCTTCTTGTCTTGGAGCATGTCAGCAACCATCTGCTCACGCACTTTACCATACTCAAGGTCTATGTCGAACTTCTTACGGTCTTTAGTCTGTGGTTCCAGATTTTGCATCTTCTTTCTCCTTCCGTTTCATCCACTCTTCATACTGAGGATGTTTAGGAGGGGGGCTAAACTGCACCCATCCCTCCTCTCGTTTCCACGCTAACTTCTCTTCCTTCTTACTCATTGAAGTAATTATCCAGAATATCTAGTCTGTCTTCATGCATAGCCATCTTATCTAACTCAGCCTGTATAGCTTCCATAATATCTGAATGCTCCCCTATACCTGCTGGGTTTTTAAGGTATACTTCAATGTTCATCATGTGCAACTGGCTACCTGCTTTTGCGTGTAGCTTTAATGCTTGTATCATTGCATCTCTCATCTGTCAACTCCTTTCTGTTTAAACCTGTGCTTGAAGAATACAATCACATTGATTGTGGTGTTGACAGTGATGGCGAATAACAACCACCACTGCCACCAGTTAGGCATGTCTGCACCCTCAATCACGCTGCATCCAAGTCCACTACCTCACAGACACCAGCAGTACATGCCAACTCACGTCCACCAGATGTTGTGTCTTCCTTCTCAAACTCCTGTAGCATACTCCAGTTAACACTCTTTGGCATCTGTTCCAGCATAGCACCATACTCTTCAACTGTACAGTCCTGATATGGTGCTTGCTTGTACGTATGCTCACTAAATGGCAGGAAGCTGATTCCTGACACTTCATCAAAGTGTTCGTACACCCATGAGCCTACCTCCATCCACTCATCTTCCTTGACAGAGATAGTAACACTTGGCTTGTGTTCACACCAGTGACGTTGGTAGATAAGCCACAACTCAAGCTGTTCAATGGCAGACATTTGATAGCGTGTTACTGCCCCAATTGGTGACTGCATGGGGAAGCTGAACACGGTAGTGCTGTCAGGCTTCATTACGTCCGGCTCTGCAGGAATGCCTTCTGATACAAGAAACTGCGTAATTGGGTCTTTGTTGTCACCACGCACTGTACGAATGTAATACGGATTGTGACGGGCATGAATACCACTGGCACTGTCAACAAGCTGTGATACTGTACCACTAGGCTTGACACAAGTGATGGCTGCTGACTGCGGAATGCCAAGCATCTCTGACATCATGGCATTTGTCTCCACAGCCTGTTCCCGAAGTGCATTTAGTGTTGCACCAATATTCATACCAAGATGTGCAGACCTACCAGCCATAAGCTGATTGTCCATAATGCCTGTCAGTGACACACCAAGTAGTCGTTCTTCTTCAGTGTTAGTACGCCAAATCTTACGCAGATACTTGAAGTCAGTCAGTGTGGACTGGAACGTGCCAAGGATTGTAGCAAGGCGAACCTTCTCTGTCAGTGTTTGCTGTGTGTCTGATGCCCGTACAACAACCTCTGACAGATTACAGAACTGATACGGACGCAGGATGATTTCACTGCAAGGGTTGCAGCCAAAGTCCTGTTCTGCATCACGCCGACCATTCAGGGATGCTTGCTTCTTTGCAGCCTGACGGTTGAAGATACCACGTTCACCTGACTTGCTCTCGTACAGGGCAAGCCACTCACGCATGAACGTACCCATCTGTGGCTTTTCTTTGTAGGCAACGCTGTTGTTAGCCAGCGCACGTTGCCCTTCGTTCTCCCACCACTGACCTGCTTTGGCATGACGCATCTGGTCATCATTGAGGTTAGACAGGCTGATGAGTGCGCTGCGTCTGACGCCCCCGACGACGACAACTTCACCAATCTTGCACATCAAGTCATGACACTCAATCGGGTACAGGCGACGACCTGCTGCCTTCTTGAACATGTCCACAGTAAACTGGAACAACTCTTCCAGTGGGGCTGGGCCACTTGCTCTACCACCAAAGGTCTTCAGACGTGCGCCAGCAGGACGAACCTCTGACGTATCCCATTGGGGTACTTGCCCTGCGTAAAGGAGAGAGATTAGTTCACGCAGAGATTTGGCCCAGCCCGGACGAGAATCGCCAACCTTGATGACGGTATCGGTGTCATGCATATCTTCGTTGACGACAGGCAGCTTATCTGTGTGATGTCTTTCCACAGAAAAGCCTACACCAGTGCCGCACATGAGGATATACATAGTCTCGTCAAAGGCACGAGGGTTATCCACTGGTACGTAGGAGCAATTGTAACCGCCTACATGGCACCGATGGAGTGCGGGGCCAGCGGTCATCAATGCTCTCATGCTTGGCATGATGTCTTGGTTTAACACAGCCTCTTCAAGTTCATTGCGCAGTTCATCCGACAGGACGTACTCGTGCTTGGACTTTAGATGCTCTGTCATATAATCAAAGTATCGTGCGACTGTCTCTCCCCATGTCTCACGACGCTGCTCATCTTCCTTCCACCGTGCATACCGTGAAAGGGCAATGAAGTTCTGGTAGTCTGTTGGTAGATAATTATTCATTTCTCACTCCGTCAATGTTTTTATGTGTCTGATGTCGGCTCCATCCACGTCATAGAAATACTCGCGGATACCATCTTCAATCTCTGCGCCGACATCTTCATCAGCAGGGATTGGATATTCGTCAGGGTCAATATCAATTGTGATGTACACTTTAACTCTCATCACTAGCCGCCACATCTTCCCTTAAAGCAGTGAGATACCACTGTGCTTTGTCCAAGTCCTCTAACGGTTTACCTTTATAATCAAACCGCCATAGGTACTTCATAATGTTACCCTGTAGGTAATACTTGAAGTTTGGTCCCAGTGCTGCCTGAATAGCAGTTATGCACTCAATGCCAGACTGATTGTAGTGTGAGGGACTGTTGACCATATCAATCTTGTCACCCATACGGTTGGCTGTGTCCACTATGTCCTGCACAGGATTGTCTGACTGTTTGGCAGCTTGCCTCATGTACTCTTCGTGTCTCATGCATTGCCTCCTGTCTTGCTGTTGAATGTAAGATGAACTACATTGCCATCGTATGTTTTCTCAACGCCCGTCTCTTCCTCTAGTTCTACATCAATATCCATCTCATTGTCAACAACTTCTAACACGTATGTGTGTACTAAGTTGCGGATAGTTTCGTCCTGTTCCATGATAGGCACAGTAGAACATATCATCTTACAGAAGTGCATTACCTGTCCATATCCTTCATCGTCAAGTGGATTGTCAGGCTGTGATATGATAGAGATATCAATCTCTCCTGTCCACTCGCCGTTTTCTTCAACGCTTGGTCTGATACGGATAATAAAGTCTTCGTCTTCTATTCTCATATTATCTGACATGTCTATCTCCTTTTCACTTTGGTTCCACTAAACTTGATAAACTTAGGGTGCTTGTTCTTGCCCTTCTCTTTGAGCCAGTCTTCGGGAATGATACGGTCATAGTATCTAAATCCATACTTGATACACCATTCAGCATAGCTGGACTTAGCACCTTTGCGTAGCTTGCGTCTACTATTCTCAAACACGAAGCGAATTTCTAATTTAGGATGTTGCTTCTTAATTGCAAGATGCTTGCGCCTATCCGCTGCTGTAAACATACCCTTAGTCTCAATGATGATGCCGTTGTCCAGCACGAAGTCTGGAGTATAGGTGCGATAGGCAAGGTCTTCCCATTCAATCTTTATCGTCTCATAGTCATAAGGTACTTTGAGTTCATCCAGATAAACAGACAGCTTATGCTCTAGTCCACTCCTATATCCATACTTCCGTGCCGCACGGAATGCTTTATGGTTAGGCATTACATTGCCCGTCCCTTGAAGAAGTCCGTGTCCTTATACTCATCTGCAAGTGTTACGTAAGCCACAGTCTTTGGGTTCTTTGCTTGTGACGCTACAGCAGGACGTTCCTGTAGTCCCGGCCAGCATGAGAACTTGTAACGGCAGAAGCCACACTCAGTGCCAAGTATAGTGTTGCCCGTAGGCTTACCACGGAATGTCTCAGGGATAGCATCAAAGCAACGCTCAAACCTGTTCTCTTCTATAGTGTCTGCTGTATCTTTAATCTTACTAACTTCTGCATCGACATCAAGACCTGTAGCTGGCACGTACTTGAACTCACCATTGGCTTTGTTCACTACCCACCATCCACCTGCACGTTTGCCTGACGCTTTGGCATAGCCAGCAAGTTGTGCTACATACCCGAAAGCATCACCCTGTCTAAGAGTGTCGAAGGACTCAAACTTGTTAGTATACGACCAATTAGATGCTGACTTGATATCATCAACAC